ATCTACAAGATAAGAAGCTGCTATCAATAGTGGCGACAAAAGATTCATGATGATAGAACTTGCAAATCTTGTTGACCAGAACTTCAATGGACAGTATAATGAAAGATGTCAGAAGTTAGTGGTAGCAATAGATGAACTTAGATGATTATTATAATGCTTGGGCTGAAGATTCAAAGATTGACAGAACTGAGCTAGGTGAGGAGTCTATACGTATACCTCAATTGCATCATAAGTATTATAGGTTTTATAGTGCAGAGAGGATGAAGTTAGTTAAACTTCAAGAAGAGTATAAGGTTCTGAAAAAAGACAAACACGATTACCTTTCTGGTATCATGGCAGAAGAAGATCTGAATGAACGTGGTTGGGAACCAAACCCTCTACGTATACTCAAAACAGATATTCCAATGTATATCGAGTCTGATAAAGATATTGTAAATCACAATCTAAAAATTGCATATGCAAAAGAAAAAGTAGAGTTCTTAGAGTCAATAGTGAAGTCATTGAATGTAAGAGGATATCAAATCAAGACTGCTGTTGATTGGGAAAAGTTTAAAGTCGGTCTATGATAGAAATTGTATATAAGGATGACGTGCATCTACAGGTCAGATGTGACTCTTCTGTAGCTCAAGAGCTATCAGATTTTTTCACATTTGATGTACCTGGTGCAAAATTTATGCCTCAAGTTCGTAACAGAGTTTGGGATGGAAAGATAAGATTATTCAACTCTGTAACAAGAACAGTGTATACAGGATTGAAAGATTACATTGTTGACTTTTGCAAAGTACGTAAGTATGATTGTATAGTTGATGACAAGCTCACCAACACAACTCCTTTCTCAACAGAAGATGTAGATGACTTGGCAAAGACTTTGAAGTTAACAATGGAACCAAGAGACTACCAAAAGGATGCTGTTGCTCATGCTATAACAAATAAAAGAGCCATGATGATTTCTCCAACTGCATCTGGTAAGTCTATGATCATCTATATGATTGCAAGATATTATCCAATGAAGAAGTTAATCATAGTTCCTACTACTGGACTTGTTGCACAGCTTGCATCAGACTTTCATGAATATGGATACAAAGATGATATTCATAAGATAACTGCTGGTGCTAGTAAAGATATTGATTCTGAGATAACAATAACAACGTGGCAATCAATATACAAGATGCCAAGAAAGTGGTTTGAACAGTTCCAAGTTGTTATAGGTGATGAAGCTCATTTGTTTAAAGCTAAGTCACTTACATCTATTATGAGTAAGCTAACCAATTGTCCATACAGGTTTGGATTCACTGGTACATTAGATGACTCACAAACACATAAGTTGGTACTTGAAGGATTGTTTGGTCCTGTAGAAAAGGTTGTCAGTACATCAGAACTTATAGAACAAAAGCACTTAGCTGAATTGAAGATAAATATTTGTATACTAGATCACACGAGTAAAAATAAGACTCAGATGGCTAGAGCATCTTATAGAGATGAAGTAAATTATATCATTGGTAATAAAACTCGTAATGATTTCCTAATAGATTTATGTAAAGAGTTGAGAGGGAACACACTTTTACTTTATGCATTAGTTGAGAAGCATGGTAAGGTGTTGTATGATATGGCACAACAACTTGATAGGCCTGTCTTCTTTATCCATGGAGGTGTATCTGGGGATGATAGAAATGAAGTCAGAGCTATTGTAGAGAAAGAGGACAAAGCACTCATTGTTGCATCGTATGGTACGTTTAGCACTGGTGTTAATATTCGTAAGTTGGACAACATCGTGTTTGCTAGCCCCTCAAAGAGTAAGATTCGGGTTCTGCAATCAATCGGTAGAGGATTGCGGCGCAGTCCAGATGGTGTGGGATGTCGACTTTACGACATCGTGGACAATCTTTCCAAAGGAAAGTGGGTTAACTATACCGCCAGGCACTATCAAGAAAGAGTAAAATTGTATAATGATGAACAGTTTCCATATAAAGTGTTTACCTATACGCTAAAGGAGTAGAAAATGCCAGCAGGCTATTATGGTTTAATAAAGTTAATGAATGGAGAAGAGTTAATCACTAGAGTGGTAGAAGATGACGGTGAGCATGTTCTATTAGAAGATCCTGTTATCTTATACAGGACAGTAGCTGCAAATGGAATGACTTGGATACAATGTTCTCACTGGTTACTTTTCAATAAGTCTAACTTAGTAGCAGTACATAAAGATAAAGTCATTACAATTGTTGATGATCTACATGAAAATATAATTCATAATTATGAAAGATTCTTGAAAGAAGGATATAGTGAAATGAACAAACAGAATGAAGACCTTGTTGAGTCAACTAAAGTTGAGAGGATGGAAGAAGCCTTAGGTGTTGGAAACGCTAACACAACATATCATTAATGGCTAAGGCAAAGAAAGCACACTATGTCGATAACAAGCAATTGTACGCTGTTATGGTCGAGTATAAAAAAGCTGTTGACGAAGCAGAACAAACAGGAGATATTAAACCACAAGTACCAAACTACGTTGGACGTTGCTTACTTCAGATCGCTAATAGGTTAGCAACTAAACCAAACTTTGCTAATTATACATTCAAGGATGATATGATTAGTGATGGTATTGAGAACTGTGTTAGTTATATACATAACTTTGATCCAGAGAAGTCTAACAACCCATTTGCATACTTCACTCAGATTATCTACTATGCTTTTCTGAGAAGGATACAAAAAGAAAAGAAACAATTGTATATAAAACACAAGTCACTAGAACAATCAGTGTTGTTTAACTCATTGGTTGAAGGAGATGACAAGGGCATTGGTAACAATGTTGAGATTGGTAGTGACTATATGAATGACTTTGTCAAGAACTTTGAAGCTAAAGAAGTGAAGACAAAGGAAAAACGTAAGCAAGCAAAAGGCGTCGAAAAGTATTTCTAAAAAATGAAGATTGCATTATTGACTGACCTTCACTTTGGAGCTCGCAATGATAATCAAAAGGTTGCAGCATTCCAAAGGAAGTTTTATGATGAAGTATTCTTTCCTTACATTGATGAGCATGGAATACAAGAGATAGTTAACTTGGGTGATACGTTTGATAGACGTAAGTTCATCTCATATACATCACTCAAGGCAGCTAAAGAGATGTTGTTTGAACCACTGTATCAACGCAACATGAAGATGTATACTATTGTTGGTAATCATGATATAACTTACAAGAACACATTGGAAGTTAACAGTATCAATCTACTACTTGATGGATATGATAACATTATTGAGTACAGTGAACCAACAGAGATCAATATAGATGGTCTTGATATTCTTCTTGTACCTTGGATATGTAAGGATAATGAAGAGAAGACGTGGTCTATGATAGAGCAGACAAAAGCTCAAGTATGTTTTGGACATCTTGAGCTGACTGGTTTTCAAATGTATAGAGGTATGCCAAACTATGAAGGTTGCAATCCAAAAGCATTTGAGAAGTTTGACCAAGTCTATAGTGGTCACTTTCATCACAGAAGTACATCTGGTAATGTAACATATCTTGGTACAGCTTATGAGATGACGTGGTCATGTTATGATGATGTCAAAGGTTTTCATATCTATGATACTGCAACAAGAGAGTTGACTTTTATACCAAACCAGCGTACACTATTCCATAAGGTTTGGTATGATGATACCAATCTTACTTATGAAGATATACAGTCATTCTTACATGATGATCTCAAAGACTCTTACATTAAGTTGATTATCAAAGAGAAGAATAATCCTGTATTGTTTGATAACATGATATCAGCTATGGAAGAGTATGATCCTATACATCTACAAGTAGTTGATGATCATCTTAACTTAGACCTTGAAGATGACGAAGATATAATAGATGAAGCTCAAGATACGATTACTATACTTGATGGATATATTGAGAGCTTGGATCTGAAGAACAATAAGAAAGAGCTGAAGAATCTTATGCATGGTTTATATAATGAAGCATTGGCTGTTGAATGATTGAGTTTAAGTTTGTACGCTGGAAGAACTTTGTTTCTTACGGTGATGCTCTGACTGAAGTGAGGTTTGATAGTAACAAAGCTACTTTGGTTATTGGTGATAATGGTGCTGGTAAGTCTACTATGATTGATGCATTGTGTTATGCATTGTATGGTAAAGCATTTCGTGCTGTTGCTACTACACAGTTAGTTAACTCTGTCAACACTAACCATATGGAAGTTGAATGTGAGTTCAGGATTGGTAAGCAGACATACCTTGTACGAAGAGGCCTCAAGCCAAGGTTCTTTGAAGTATGGCAGAATGGTAAGTTACTCAACCAAGAAGCTAATGCAAGAGACTATCAAGAGGTACTTGAGAAACAGATATTGAAAGTTACATTCAAGTCTTTCAAACAGATAGTAGTACTTGGATCAAGTAACTTTGTTCCATTTATGCAGATGGCAACTAAAGATAGAAAAGAAGTTATAGAGGACTTACTTGACATTGATAAAGTATCTGATAATAAAGATGAGTTACAAAAACTTGAGTACGAAAGAAGCCTTATTGAAAATCGTATTAGTCTTTTACATCAGCATATAGAGTCATTAAGACAAGCACAATCCGATGACATAGCAAGAAAGAAAAAGTCTATCAAAAGTGCCTCGAAAGAGGTTGATGAACTCGAGTCTGATGTGAAAAAACTTTCTAAGACAATAGGCGAGTTTGAAGAACGGAAAGGTGATGAAGAAAGAGTCAACAAAGACATTAAAGAAGGTGAGAAGATTCTTGATAAACTCCTTAGCAAACACGATCGTCATAAACATACTATTGACTTCTTTCATAATAAAGACGAATGTCCAACGTGTCAGCAGCAGATTGAAGAAGAACATAAGCAATGGATGATATCAAAAGAAGAGACTGCTGCATCAAATATTAACTCTGGTATTGAAGATCTGAGAAAGCATATATCTGAAAAAGAAGAACGATGGAAACAGATCAATGAGATACAAAAGGAGATCAGTGACTTACAACATCAAGTTATAGATAAACAATCGCTTATCAATAGTAAGACAATGTTGATACAAGACCTTGAAAAGCAAGTAACAGAAGTTGTTGATAACGATAAGCTAATTAAAGATGAAGAAGATAAGATAAC